AAAAGAGACACTTTTAGTGTCTATGTAGTTATTATAGCAAATTTTGCTTGACTTGGGGAGGGGGTTCTGCTATAATACTTCTTTAACTTTGTAAAGGAGTTATATGGCTTATAATAAAAAGCTTACAGCAGAAGACCTTGAAGAGATGCGTAAGATGTTAGAACGAGGCTGTGGTTATCAACAGTGTTCTGACTTCTTTGGCAATGTCCTCTCTAGACAACGAATCAAGCAGTATGCCCAGCGTTGGGGCATTGATGCTAAACGGATACAAACTGAAAAACTGTCTGAACTCAAAAACAAACAGATGTCAGAAAAGTGGGGAAACAAGTGGAAAGACCATGAATGGCGCAAAAGCGACATCTACAAGTCAATGCGAGAGAAGTTCAGAAACAAGAAAGCAAACGCAAAGAACAAAGGAATTGAATTCACTGTTCCTTTTGGAGAACTTGAGTTTCCTGAACACTGCCCCGTACTTGGTATCCCTATCGACTACTTTGTAGAAGGTTCAGCAGACGACAGCAGCCCTTCGTTTGATAGAATAGACTCTTCAAAAGGCTATGTGTCTGGTAATGTTGTTATTGTCTCCTGGAGAGCCAATCGTCTTAAAAACAACGGCACTCCAGAAGAACATCTTAAAATAGCACAGTTCTACAGTCGATAACTAGGCCCTCTTCGGAGGGCTTTTTTACTGTTTTCGCATCATTTGTGTCATGGCAATGCGTTCGTTGCTGTCAATGTCCTTTTCCTTCAGGGCAATCTCAGCTAAACGCACACGGCGCTCAAAGTCCTTGGTTTCGTTATCCTCATTCAGGTTGTTGGTCAGAGCAGAAACCAGCTTAGCCTGGGCAATCTGCGGGGTTGCCTGAGCCTCTGCAACGGCCTTAGCAGCCTCTGCTTGCTCACGCTGAGCCTTAGCCTGCAACTCAGCCACTTGAGCCTCCAGAAGAGCCATCTGAGCCTGTTGCTGCTGCATCTGAGCCTGTGCAGCCTCGGGTGAGGGCTGAGACATCTGCTCCAGTGCCTGCATAAGCTCTGCACGGTTCGTAAGGCTGCTGTTTTGCATGATTCCCTTAAGGATCAGCGGCAGAACAGGCGTATTCGGGCCTAAAGTCTGTAACAAACCAATCATCTGCTGCTGTTCAAACTCACGAGCCAGCACGCCAAGAGCAGCGGTAGGCACAAAGTTCATGTCAACAGACGGATAACGCTCAGGATCGAACTGCATATAGCGGAATGCAGCCTTTTCGATGAACGGAATCATGAAATCTTCTTGGAAGTTGGTCAGAGTACGCTTGTACTTCTTGATAACTCCCGCCATAGCCATGCTCATACCGCCGACACCAGCGTCACGAGGCACATTGCTAGGCATTCCTGAACTATCCACCGTACCCGTGGCCTGTAACAGCATACGCTCAAAGTTTTGAGACATTACCATTGCATTACCATCGGTCTGTCCAAACTTAAACGGGAACAGAATCTCGTTGGGATTGCCGTTGGTCAGGATAGCCTTACCGGGCTTAACCTCAAACTTAGCACCACGAGGCAGACGGGTAGCGTCCATAGCCATCATAGGAGCCGTTGTAAGGGCCAAAGAGTCCATATGAGCACGCAACTGACCATCAATGGCCTTTTGCATGTTGTAAGCCTTCTCAACCGTTCCACGACCCCAGAAACGACCAGGAACCGTATCATCCTGATAGGCGATAACAGGACGATCCTTCATCATGTACGGGTTTTCTTCAGCCTTGAGCAGCAGACTGTCGTTCGCAATGACGATAATCGCTTCTACAAGGTTAGAATACCTGTCCCCAGGAGAATCCTCAGGGAATAATTCTTCAAATTCTGCTTCTTCGTTCTCAGACAAGTACTCACGAGGCACCAAACCGTAGTAAGTTACCAGACGAACCTTGTCATCTTGGTACTGTTTCGGGTCTTGGGTGGGCTCTAAGTCCACATCTTCGCTGTCAGGCTGGATGTCTACCTTGCGATAGATGCCTGCTTCGATGCCTTCAACGATCTTGTGCAGAGAAACATACTTCTCAATTGCCACGCCCATAGCATCATCAATGCTGTCAGCGTTGGGATCAATCAAGAAGTTCTTAGGATTGACTGGTTTTAGCTTAACTGCAACTCGTTCAGTCTCATTGACACCGATTGCAGCAGCTTGAGCCACACCAGGAATGGGCTGAGTAGCCGGAACATACTCAGTTTCACTCTTAACAACGATTTCACCGATGCCGGTGCCATAGATTTCTGCCATCAGTTCGATCTGATCAACAGATTTCTTGATCTTGTCCTTCTTGAAATCCTCCATCAACTGTAGTCGGAGGGCTTCAATGTCCATCGGATTACCGTCTACATCACGGATGTCATCGTCAATGTCAAAGAATTCACCATTGCCGAAGATAGCTTCCATGATTTCAGCATGGCGAGTCTCTACGGCTTGTTGGGTGGCTGGAGAGATGATGCGAGAGCGTTCCGAATCGCGCTGTCGATCATTTGAATCCCAAATCCCACGAAAGATACGCTCATACTCTAACCACTTATCCATGTAGTTAGCATCACGATGATCCCGCCAGCGAGTGATGTGATCAGAAATCCAAGAGACAAGTTCCTTGTCGTTCTCGGAAGGCTCATCCATCTCAGTATTGTGGTATTCTTCCATTACATTTCCTCGATAGAATCGTCTAAGGCATCGTCATCAACTTCTACTTTAGAAGAAGTAATCGGCCCTCCGACAAGCCAAGCACTGCAAGTACGATCAGCAGCACACTTGAAGTCAAACAGTTCGCAGTATCCCAGATTGGCAGCTTTCATTACAT